AGAACTTAACACTGGCTCAGTCGGCATTGTCTTTGCCTGGACTGTATATTCTAATCCTACCTGGAAGCTTGATGTTGCCGCTCCAGCAAACGTAATTGTAAATGGAGAAGCCGGAACCGTCTGAGTTGGCTCTACAACGCCATCACGCACGATTTCAACAGTTTCCCCCTGAAGATGGTCCATCGTTGTTGAGGAAGCAGCTCCTCCAGTCTTAGCGCTATCTAGGGTTACATCTTTGTCAAACTTTTCTAAATAGTATCTAACTTGCGAATTAACGGTACGTTTTACAATACAAAAGGTATCAGATATTTCTGTGGCTACTGCAATAAAACTGCCATCAGTTGTAAAAGAGCTGGGCGCTATAACCTCTTGCCCAACAAGAATAGAATATACTGACATAGATCCATCATCACCATTGACAATAAATAACCGATCTGCCTCATCAGTTGATGTCGATCTTCGAGCCGCCAGGTCAATAGGGTTTTTTATAAGATGCGATGAAAGTACGGATATCTGTTGCACCTGGTATGAGTTTGTGCCTGATCCAAATTGAAATGCGTTTATGGCTTTGCCCTGTCTTTGAATAAATACAGACGCGCCATTAAGATCTTCTATTGGAACGCCTGGCTTTGCGCCAAGTCTTGTTTGTGGCCTAATAAGAAAAGTTGCTGGCGTAACCGGAGAATCTTCTGACTGAATAACAACAAACTCACCGCCAGTGGTAAATATTCTGAGATCGGCTCCAGCTATAACGCTTACAATACTATTGAGCTGATTAGTGTTTATTGTTGCCTCAACACCTTCGTCATCTAATCCAGTGCCAGGATCGAAGTTAAAGAAATCAATAACTCTCGATCCCCATATGGTATTGGGCCTGGACTTTGATCCACCGAAATATAATCTACCCTCATGGAACGTAGCTGATTTTGGCCATCCTCTATTGTTACTCCAGACATCCTCATAGCCATGTTCACTCTTCCAATTACCAGCCACAACGCCACTCGTATCAAAGAACGGAACTTCTGTAACTGCCTTCATTACCGTTGCACTAACAAACTCTACATACCTGGCTCGTCCAAAAGTAGTATCAACCTGGGCAAATTCATTAACGCTTGCCTCTGAGAAAGCCTCAACCTTGTATCCTGTTGTGTTATCCGGTGCTGTGGTCCAGTTTGGATAAACTGTAGCTACTTTAGTTGACGCTACATAATCATCAATAAACCTAGACTGACCAGCGCCAGTACCAGAGGTGAGAGTAACGGACATTCCATTAGGCTGGTCATCAGACGAGTATGCAGATGAAGATTTCAGTGTGATTGTATTAGCGCTCCCAGCCTGAGCAGTTCCGGTATCTGTGGTTACGCTCGAAGCTGTGATAGTAATGTTGCCAGATACTGCGCTGGGAGTAATTGTAAAATTTGGTGAATGAATACTTAAAGCATAAGGATATTGCGGCAGATTTGTTAGCGGTAGGTTTTCTAACGTCCAATTTGTATCTGTGTTTCTAACAAGTCTTTTTGTCTGCAAATCCTCATGGCATAAAATGAGTGTATCAACAGCCTGAGTAAAAGTTAATTCATCTAACATTGCGGCCGTAATATCTGAGGCAGCTATGTAATCATTTCCTGTTCCGTTTATGTTTTGCTGTAAAACACCAGCCTTAAATACATAGATCCTACCAACAACCAGAACCAAAAGAAAACTATCTGTAACACTAAACTCAAAAGGTATGAGTTTAAAATCTGTAAAACTTGTTCCAAAATCATAAATAAACTTTAGCCCATCTCTACGTTTTAGACCGCCTTGAGGCTGTATAATAACATTTGTCGCTTCTTCCAGGGCGTTCTGATATTGTGCTAAATCTGTTCTAGCTCTTAATAAAGGATCTAATTCACCGACAGAAAAGTTTGTTTGAAACTGAGTAACACGCATTTACTGCCTCACTTGAATTAGAGAATAGTCCTCAATAATTTGTGTTGATTGACCTCTTGCATCGATGTTCATAGCTTCACGCATTAGCCCACCTCGACCATTTTCTCCAGGAGATCCATAGGCAAGCGCTCTAAAATAATCAGCTTTTGTTGCCTGGTCTGTAATAACGATTGCTAACTCAGCTGCTAGTGCTGTCCTTAGCAAACGAACAAAATAGTTTGGCATTTTGGCTTCAGTTATAGTTCTTTGATAATCAATAAAGACCGTATCCATGTTCGTTACTAACTGATCGCCATATATCTCCCAGCCATAACGAACAGATCTTTGAGCTGTGCCATCCGTTTCAAACACTGCCAGCGCACCAGTTAAATGATCGCCAGGCATTTGATAAGCGTGTTCCCATTCATTTATTGGAGCCGTTGACAATCTAGCCAGTTGAATTTTGGCTAATGTCCAAGACCAGACATAGGTGCTTAGTAATGTATTTTTTAAATCTGGATATAATCGATCGCAAGCCTGAGCTGCGTCAGTTCCCTCTGTAAAAGAAGAAAGGGGCGAAGCCCCCAGCGAAATCAAAGCATCTGAGCAAATAGATAAATCTGTATCGCCTACGGCCATCATAACCCTCCAATGTATATAAGGGGCCAGTTGCCCAGCCCCATATTAATTAGTCTGAGTCGGTCGCTGTTATTGTTAGACCGTCTGTTACATCAACAACTCCGGCAGCTGTAATTGTCAGAACGTAAACAATACTAAGGGCTTGAGTTCCCCCTGTTGATGTTCTGCAAAAAATTACGTCACCGACCGAAAGCGTGTCGTGAATACTGTTAAAGTATCCTTCAGTGTTTACGTCAGCAATCGCGTCAGTTGTTGAGTAGGAGTATATAGAAGGCGCATTGCCTCTCTTAGATGCTCCGATGGTTGCTAAACCAGTACTTGAAAAAGCCATATATCTGTCTCCTTACTCAGTACATGAAATTTTTACGATACCATCATCATCGATCGCTATCGCTCCAGCTGAAAACATGGAGCTGACTAGGAAAGATGTCTTTTCAGGTATGTAGTTAACCTCACTCTTTTGTGAGATACTTTCGGCATAACCCATTGAACTTTCGTGCCATGCAAAGCAAGTACGAGTTGATGGCTTTGGAACACCACCCTCATCACGATCACCCATACTGATTATATTAAAGCCCATGAACGATGAGATTTCCCCACGAACAAGAGCCTTTACGGTCGCAAAATCTGAGCTAGTTGTCTCTGTTTCACTCAATAAAGCGTCAAGCTGAGAAGAGTGCATCAATATGTGACGCCCTTCAGCTGGTACGTTTTTCTCATTAAGAGCTTTAGCAGCCGCACGAAGTTTTGCAACATTCATATTGGTAGTAGAGCCACCAATACCAGTTGCAACTGTTGACGGTGATGAAGCCGCATCAAGAGCATCAATGCAAAGTTGATCCATACGTCTAGCTATTGCTTTGGAAACAACCTCAACCAGCTCTCTACGCTCATCAAAGTTAACATGAGACTGATGAAAGATATCTGAGTATTCTGCAGCGATAAAGTCAGACATTGTCGCCTGAACATTGCTATAGGTTACATTTAACGGTGTCACATCGGTCTGGGGTACCCTAACCGTTGCTACGCCTTTGCCGATTTTTGGAAACTTAACTGTGTTTCCTTGAACGCCTGTTCGCGTTCTCATAGTGCCGCGAAGCAGTGCCTCGCCTTGATATGCCTGTTTCACCTCTTGATCGAATAGTGTTACAAAGGCATTGGTTATACTCTGCGCCATAGCAGAAGCCTCCTTTTAAGGTTTCTAATATAAAACGCTTACCGTTAGCCGATGTAATCGGGCGGTCGCTTGCGTGGAAGTGGTCACGCCAACCAGTGGATTCACCACATAAACGGGCCGCTCGGTTATCCGTTACACCACATATACACGCAAACAACCTACATTGCAACAATATCTAGTTGTTAGCTGCCATCCATTTCTTTTCGATGTTGGTTCGCCAAACAGCGTCAGTCTGCCATCGAGGATCTGCAATGGCTTGCTGGAGGTCTGTGACTGTCATTTCTGGCTCTGCCACAACAGGTTTTATTGGGATATTCTCATTGGTGTATCCCTGGATAAGTTTAGTTAGGGCATTGATACTGTCAGCATTGTTTATGCTGTAACTAAGAGCTGTTTTTTCTGCTTCGTTTAGATCAGCCCCTTTGATGTTACGCTCGAGAAAACTGATTTTCTCCTGGGCATTAGCGCCAAGCTTTTGCATTTCAGCTCTTCGATCATACTCAATATCTTCGGCCTGTTCGCCATTCATCTCCAAAATCTGACCAGCCAAGTCCTCAAACGCTTTCTGTGAAACGCCATATTGTTTAGCCCAGTCTTGATATACCGCAACAGCCGGATCTTCCAAATCGAGGCCACGATCAACCAAATCCGAAATATCGTAATCACCTTCCGGTGCTTTATGCTTGCCGGACCTAAATGCTTTTTCCAGCTCCGCATAACTCTTTGCAAGCTTTTCAACATCTGGCCCATCTTCATCCCAAAACTTCTCTGGATAGTAATCAGGCCGATCAAAAGGTTCGTCATCATCTTCTGACATTTCCTGTTGTTCTGGCTGTTCATGCACAGGCATAGGAGCCTCTGCTTGTTGCTCTTCTTCTTTTGCATCTACGTTTATAAGTGGCGCTTCTGCTTCCTGTGTTTCAACGGCTTCTGTGTTTTCTGTTTCTTCAGACATTATCGCTCCTATCCACCCTTTTCATGATTAACCGGACAAGATCAGCCGCACCTTCTCGAAAGTAGCCTTGGCTTGGATCTTCTCCAGGAAACCAGGATGGTTGTTCTATTGTTATCTGCCTCAAATGACTTAGCACCTTTTGGCCTTCCTGTGACTTAAATAATGTTCCATATAATATATCTAAGTCATCCGCTTTTTGCGGCTCCGGCTTTGCTTGAGATAATCCCTCCCAACCTTCAGCCGAACTCATTGCATAGCTCCAGCAACAGTTTCATCTGTTGGCATTTCTGGCTGTTGTTCAGCCATCATAGCTTGCTGCATTTGCTGCATCATTGCCTGTTGTTCTTCTGGTGTATTGAGCAATCGAGCATCGATACCCATTTTTTCAGCTATGAAGCTTACTATTTCTGATATATTCAATAATGTCTGACCCATTGGCCCCATTGCATTAGCAATCTGCATAAAATTAAGAAGCTGATTAACCTCTTCCATTTTTGGCGCTTCTGCTAATGGTGACACTGGCACAACCTTAACTTGAACACCATTGACCTTCAGAGGCATACGAATAAATCCTTGACGATCAAGAACGTATAGGGTTCTGGATACCAACGGTATCATTATCTCTGTCATCAACACTTGTCATAAAAACCTTTTAGTTAAAACGGAGGCGACCCGAAGGCCGCCTCTGAATATTAGTTACGCTGAGTAACCTTGGTTACCGAACAAAGCATTTTGTCCAGCTGCGATTACAGCTTTAGACGGTGTG